TTACTTGGAATATTTTCTTGGAATATTTTCAGGTAACGGGACATCAAGTGTTGGTGAAACTTTAACCTTCCTGTCATAGATTAGCACTTGCCCTTCGGTTTTGTGACCAGAGAAAAGTTGCTTATCCCGGCTGCTTCCTTCATAGTCTGAAATTCCTTTCGCCTTCAGATCATGAAAGGTGAAGTCGGTTAAAATACCTGAAATTTTGCCTGCGCGATTTCTTGCTTCTACCCACATTTCGTTAAAGCCTTTGTACATATATCGGTTGCCGTATTGATTGCTGATTACATAGGCGGATGTTGGTAACTGTTTTGCTTTTTCGATCGCCGCCTGTAATCGTGGACTCCATGCTTTTATCTGTTTTTTCCCTGTTTTCCCTTGCTGGATAAAGATCCCGTCGTTTCCAATCTGCTCCCATTTCAGCGATAACACATCGGAAACCCTCGCTGCACACAGATAGGCAATTTCCATTGCGATAAAAACAGGAAGAGGTGCAACGCTTAATACTGCCTGGTATTCTTTGTCGGTTACATATCGTTCGCGGTTTTTGGCCTTGAATTTACTTACACCTGCACATGGGTTAGCCTTCACGTACCCTCGCTCATACCCCCAACTGTAAACACGGGACATACTGCTTTTTTCATGGTTGGCTTGCGTTTTACTTTGCTCCCCTCTTTTGTCCATGTATCGACGGATGTGTTCTGGTTTTATGGAATCCGCTGGTACCTTACTGAATACGGCAAGCAACTTTTTTTGATGTTGCAGATAATCTTTTTGTGTTCTTGGACTAAGGTCACTGTAATAGGCGCTGGCGAGGAATTTTTCCCACAAGCGACCGAATGTTATTGCACGATCGCGATTATCTACAGTTTCCTCATACTTTTTCCATAAAGCAGCTAAACCATCCTTGATGGCGGTTAGTGTGACAGATTCTCTGGATGTTGGTTTCCATACATAACTATATTTATTTGGGTATACATTTGGAGGTAATTTTTCGTGTTCAGGATTTTTCCTTCGTCTTCCCATCAGATCGCACCAAAATTCGGCTCTACCTCGCGTGGTGGTAAAGTTTTATTGCAGGTAAATAGATCCCGGCTGACAATCGGTTTGCCACTACGATTGGTATAGAACGGAAGCCCGTTTTCCATTAACCATTTTCGCTGGTGGCTTGCATATTTGCAGCCCGTTAATATTAGCAATTCATCTTCGGTTAAAAATAAGCTGCTCATAGCTATATCTCATAACCGCCGCTAACTATATACGGTTAGCGGCAATTAGGGTTGAACATTAAAAATCAGCCTGACTCGGGATCAGTTTTTGCCAGATAGCTGAAACGTATTTTGCCTGGTAACGAGCGTCATCAAGTGCATTATGGCGCTCACCTTCGAATGGAATAGCCGTTCTGGCATCGAAGTCTATGGCTTTCCCCAGCTCAACGATTGTGCGTACATCGCGATCGTTGTAGTAACGCCACGGGCAGGTGATCCCCTGCCGTTCGTATGAACGGCGCAAAATCGTGTTGTCGAAGTTGGCTCCATTTCCCCAGACCTGAACAAAAAATTCACCGGAGTTTTCGTCGATAAATTCCCGCAATTGTAACAGTGCATCATCTAACGGGATTTCATCGGTCATAATGGCAGATTGCGCTTCGCGTGATTGCTTAAGCCACCATTTAATGGTGTCCCGATCAATGACTCCGCCAGCAGTTTCCAGATCGATAGTCTTACTAAATTCCGGTCCCACATCTCCGGTTTGCGGATCGAAAAATATTGCACCTATTGAGATGATCGGGGCATCAGGATTTTTTCCCATGGTTTCAAGGTCGATCATTAGATGGTCACACGTCCTGCTGGTGGATGTGATTTCTTGATGACCGTTCACCTTAATTGAGTGATCTGCCGTCTCGCCAGTTTCATTATCGCTATTGTGATGCTGATTGCCGCCAGTGTTCTCCTTGTGTGGATGTTCAGCGCCTTCCATTTCCTCCGGATCATCTTCCTGAACTTCAACCTGATACTCTTCATCGAATGTTTCCTGGTATGTTGCGTCGCCCATCACCGCGCCACAATCAGGGCAGTTGCCGCCGCCGGTCTGACCGCAGGCGGTGCAGACTTTTTCCACTTCCTGTTGCGCTACTGGTTCAGGCTGTTTCGTTTCTGGCTCGTTTTGTAACGCATTTGGACTGTTTTGTTCCGCTTTTTGGTAGTTCCGTTCCGATTCATGCTGGTTCTGGTTCACAGAATCGCGGGTCTGGAGCCCCTTAACCCATTTCGGATCATTCGGGTCACTAATCCCTTCAACAAATTCACCACGTGATGCAGCAAGCAACTTATCGGCGTCAGGCTGGCTGATATTGGCTGCCTGCATAATTTTGTTTACTTCGTCAGCGGTGACTTTTACTTGGTTAGCGGAACTCACCTGCGACTGAGCATCCAGCGACTGCGCGTTCTGGCCATGTTCAGTTGTATCCGGTTCCATTGTTTCAGTTGTTGCCTGTTCACCTGCCATTGCGTCAGATGGTTGTGGTTTTTCTTCTTCTGTTTCACGCTCAGTAACCACCTCGCGGTTAATTTCTTCCAGGATATCTTTTTCCGGCGTATGCCGGGCAGCTGTGAGAGTTTCCTTGCTGGGGTTCTCGTGATCAGTTTCCGTCAAATAGGCGTTGATATACCCCTGAAGGCGTCCCGGGTAGTGATAAAATTCAGGGTGTGCGCTTCGGATAAGTGCAAAAATAGCGGCGCGGGAATAGTCCAGAATACCCGGGGTTGCACGAAGTGCTGCGGACCATTCTTTGAACGGACTTTCTTTGTTCAGGACTACTTCTTTTGCGCGACGATAAACGCTGCCCGGAATTTCATAAATATTAAAATCCATCGGAAGTGTGGCTGCTGCAATCTCCACATCCAGTGTGTCGAGGGTGTGTACTAAATTCGGATTGCGATCGGTTTTGTTCCCACCGCCAGCATTAGCACCGGAAGCCGTGCGGGTGATGCGTGAAACACGATTTCCTTTCATCCACTCTTTTGTCAGCAGACCCCGATCAGTGTAGTCAGCGTCCAGGTATGCTTCGAAAAAAGCAGTTATTAGTCCCAGGTCTGAATTACCAGGATTAGGGAAAACTTTGTCAGTGTCACGAACCAGTTTGTGGAGGTCGCGAATCTCCAGCGAGTCGAGCAGACTGGTTTTATGCGAAATAGCCAGGGCAGTAACAGCCGGTAGTTCTTCAGCCCGTGCAATGTGTAATGCCTGGAGTTCGTCGCGTGAAACGTGCGTTACTGGTTTTTCGCTGCCGTGTTGAGCAAGCCAACGAATGGGCAGTTCCTGACCGGAGACAGGCAGAAGCATGCTCTCCTCAATCTCAGTCATGTCTTCGCCGTTGATGTTGGTATTGTCAGTGCTGGCTGGTTTGTCCTGAACAGAGGGGGAAGGGCCGATAAATGTCATTGTGATGCCATCTTTCCCGCCTTTTTCATAGCGGTTGCAGAATTCAGTATCAAACACGCCTTCTGGCGGAAGGTCGTCAACAACGGGCAAATTGACGCGGACGGGTTTTTTAAAGTCGTCTTCATCATAATCGTTGTCATCCATTGCGGTAATGCAGCGGGAGATTGCAACAGATAATTTTTTTGCTGTAGTCCAGTAAAAACCACCTTTAATTCCCAGGCGTTTTCTTACTTTGTCATTTTTTGCTTCGCAATATAGTGCAAATTCTTCTTTATCAGTGCTCATTATTGGTAAACCTCATCACAGATTTAAGGGTGAACAAATCTCTGCCATTGCTGACATATAAGAATGAAACTGGATATTTATTACGGTGCTGTTTTAAAATCCTGCCGGGATTTCGTTATTATCCTGGTGAATAACTTTATCGACCGGATAACAGTTGCCTGGAATTTTCTGTTCGGTTGCTGCTGCCATACATTCCTGCTTTGTTCTGTGAACACTGACTGCAATATCAACTGGCTCTCCGGAAACAAGAAAAACCGTCAGAATAAGTGCAAATACTGGATTCATTGTGCACATCCTTTTGGCATCAGACGTAAACGGGCCAGCATTGAAACAATGCATACTTTATTTAATAACTCCCGTTCGTGTTTTCTTTTGTTAATGGCATCTTCAGTAAATACAGGATTACTGATAGTGACACCAATTTCAAAACAACCTTCAGACGTATTAACGTTTGGTAATAACGTTTTCATTATCGCGCCCTCAACAATGAGTTTTGTGATGCGGTGCCTGGTGCCTCCAGGTGACGTTAACCAGTTAACAATTAACGCCGGATACAGAGAATCCACCCATAACACTGTTTTTGGTTTTAACTGTTCCGCGTGCGCTTAGCCGCATTCACCGCATCACAAAATTCACTTTAAAAAGGGCGGCAGAGCAGTCACGGAGTAAAACTGATACCGCCAAACGTCACCAGAAAATTGATAACAGAGGGCGTTGCAGCGGGGTTGTCACTTAAGCGTATGGTCAACCTGACAACCCGGTGTCCTCAACGGGGAAGGAATAACCCCGCCATACTTACCGCCGCGCCATTTCGCGGAGTGCCACAACCGGAAGCGCACGGTCGACGAAAATTTAACGACAGGCTATCTATGAACCAACAACTTCGCCGTGCGCTTTCGCGTTATGCCCTGACTTTTCAGGGAGATATCCTTTCAGTAAACTGTCAGTGCCGGATGCTCACCCGTGTCCGGCGCACGCACTCCACCTCACCCGTGGAGAACTCCTTAATTACTAACCCTCAGGAGGATGAAATGGGGTTTGATGTCAATGAAACTCTTAACTCTCTTATACGGAAAATTAATGATTTTGATAAAACACTACAGCATGCTGCGGCGCGTAGTGATATAACATTGTTAGCAATTTCATACCTTGCATCTGCCATGAATAAAGATGAAACGGTACGAAAGAATCTCGTTGATTATATCGACTCGCTTCAGCCGGGCACTTTCAACCCTGAGAGCTTCAATCATGAGAAAGAGCATGTTAAATCTGTAATTAATTCTCTTGTTTTGAATCAAAAGAATTGATGCTTCTTGTTACGAAGCAATTTTCAAGGGGTTCTATCCGAATCCCTTTCTTTTCCATTAACAAGCCAAACCCCTTATTAATGATGTCCATTAGATCCAGGAAGTATTTTTCATGTAAATCCTGGTTATCAGAGAGCTGCTTCTCTTCGTACAGACCGATAAAGGCACGACGCACGTTACCGGATATAGTATCGATGGTTTCTTTTTCTACGGTACTCAGGTCAAGAGTCGCCAGTTGGGAACGAACTATATTCGCTGCCATTTCCTGGAATTGCATTGGTAAATCTTTAAATTCCATTATTAGCCTCGTTGGTTAGCTATTAACGCGGGTATGTAATCATTCTGGCAATGCTTAATGCCGCTGCTTTTTCCAGATTGGTGATATCCTGCTCCAGAGCGGACAGATTTTCAGCCTGCTTAGCCCTGGCTTCATTAGCCCATTTCAGATCCTGCGCTGCATTAATTTTCTGGCGCATCCACTCATAAAGTTCATCATCGGTATAGTCTGGCGCGATTATGACGGGTTCTCGTTTCTGCATACTGATTCCTCGCGGTGCTACTTCGCTTATCAGCCGTTAGATTTTGCCGAGCTGGAAAGCGCCTGTTTAAACTCACTGAAGCTGAGAGCTTCTTCGCCTTCGGCAAGGTCTTCGAAGTATTCTTCGTAAGCCTTTTCCATGATTGTGTCGAAATCCATATCACTCACCTGAGTTTCTTTCCAGCCAGCGACGGGCACCATTTTCGGTTTTAAACGTTTTGCTTTTGGTATACGTCATTGCGGTGAAGGTGCCGTCCTGGTTTGGAAACACGCCGTACACCAGAGATTCGTTGTTGCCAAGATCGATAGTATCCATGCTGACCTCATTTCCCCTTAACGCCGGGGTAGCGGAACAAAAACCTGCTGCATAGTTATTAAAGTTGAACCCTGCCGTCATGTTCTTACGCCTCGGGCTGGCTACTTAACCCCTGACCACTGCCTGGTAACTCGAAGTATTGCCCTGCATTCTGTAGGATGGGGTGAGGGAATGAATGAAGTTTAGAAAAACGAACTTTTTAGGTCAATGTTTTTTTATCAAAACATTTTAAGCAGGCAGCTGTTAAGCCATCACCACGATGGCATACAGTTAATCAAATAGATGAGGTTGGTTAAATATCTTGTTGAATTTTAAAGCATACGCCCAATATGCAAGATAGATCATCCAGCATAATTGAAGGGTAGCGAGGATTCGTGGGGACTAAAAGAATATCCGGCCCTTCTATCTCCAGTTTACGAATGACAGGTGTTGTGGTCCCTTTGGGTAAGGCAAGGACAATATTTCCTGGTTGTACGGTTCGATCGGGATCAACAAAAACTGTTGAACCATTTGGGATGGAAACTCCCCCACCAGATGTTGACATACTGTCACTCTCTAGAACAACTGCAAAGGTATTGACCGGGATTTCTCCGACAAGCTGCACACAAGAGGTTATTGAGGAATTTTTCATATAATCACTCCAGCTTGCTGCCTGCTGAAGTGATAGTAGCGGAACCGTTTTTATCGGCGGTAAAGATAGATCAAGCGAATCACCTGTATTTAACTCTCCTCCATTAAGAAGCCAATTTTCGTTTACTTTCAATATTTTTGCCAGTGAACTTATGTAACGCGAGGACGGCGCTCCTCCACCGTTCATCCATTGACTTACGGAGCCTTTTGATGCGCCAGTGCCATTGACAAGGTCTTTGCCTTTCAGGTTTAGCGCATGCATACGTTGGGTTATGCGTTCAGATATAGTTTGCTTGCTCATGTTTTGATTTTAAAACACAGATGGTTTTGTTTCTTGACTTTCTTTGGTTTTGATTATTAAACTTTTGACGTTCAGTTTTATGGAGCGACTCATGAAAAAATCAGAAGTATTAGGCTATTTTGGCGGAGTTGTTAAAACAGCCGCAGCTCTAGGAACGTCAAAAACCACAGTCAGCATGTGGGGGGAAGAGGTTCCGTGGAAATGGGCGTTGCTAATTCAGGCAGTCACTGCCGGGGCGCTCAAATATGAGTTACACATACCGACGGTTGTCATTCCCGGTTCTGATCATAATCCGCCTTCTAACCAAGGGGGGGATTCATGAAAATCAAGCATGAACACATCCGCATGGCGATGAATGCCTGGGCGCATCCGGACGGTGAAAAAGTTCCGGCAGCTGAAATAACCAGGGCTTATTTTGAACTGGGTATGACGTTCCCAGAACTGTATGACGACAGCCATCCGGAAGCCCTGGCTCGCAATACCCAGAAAATTTTCCGCTGGGTAGAGAAAGACACCCCTGATGCAGTTGAAAAAATTCAGGCGTTGTTACCAGCGATCGAAAAGGCAATGCCACCTTTGCTGGTGGCCAGAATGCGCAGCCACAGTTCAGCTTATTTTCGGGAACTGGTGGAGACGCGGGAGCGACTGGTGAGAGACGCCGATGATTTTGTCGCAGTGGCAATCGCCGGTTTCAATCAGATGAACCGTGGTGGCCCGGCAGGAAATGCTGTGGCAGTGCATTGAGTGATAATAGTCATATCGAATCGCTTCCGGCAACTCGTGAGTAAAAAGATTCGGTATCAGAAGAGGTGAGTATGGCTAACGCCTGGCTCAGATTATGGCATGACATGCCAAATGACCCTAAGTGGCGAACAATTGCCAGGGTGTCAGGGCAGCCAATTGCAACAGTGATGGCAGTGTATATCCACCTCCTGGTGAGCGCGTCACGAAATGTCACGCGAGGTCACATTGATGTCACGACAGAAGATTTGGCAAGTGCGCTCGACGTGACAGAAGAGGTAATTGATTCAATTTTGCAGACGATGCAGGGGCGGGTACTTGATGGTGATTTAATCACTGGATGGGAAAAACGCCAGGTGCTTAAAGAGGACAACGGCAATATTTCGCAAACCGCAAAATCTCCTGCAGAGCGCAAGAGGGCGCAGCGAGAGAGGGAAAGAAAGCGGGAACAAAATGGCGATTGTCACGGCGCGTCACGAAATGTCACGCACATGTCACGACGAGTCACGACAGATAAAGATACAGATAAAGATACAGATCAAGAAGATCAAAACACTATGGTCCATGGCGTAAAAAACGCCACGAACCAGGCAGGGGATGTTCAGACCGTCAATCCTGGTCAGCCAGCAGGCACGACACCGGAAGCCGATTCAGCGTATGCGCTGAAAGCCGATTCGGGCGCTGTGCAGCAGGTGATGACCCCAAGGCCGGAGCAATCACACCAACTGCAGCAGCCTGAAGCCGATTCCGCCATTCAGCGGAAAGCCGATCGGGTAGTCCCGGAAAACACCGGGCTGTCTGTGGGACGAGTGGATTATCCGGATGCGTTCGAACAGGTCTGGCGGGAGTACCCGTTGCGTGCCGGAGCAAACCCGAAGAAATCCGCTTTCAGTGCCTGGAAGGCCAGATTACGCGAGGGGGTGCCACCAGAGGCCATGCTGGATGGCGTGAGGCGTTACGCAAGATACTTGGCGGCTACCGGGAAAACGGGAACGGAATTTGTTCAGCGAGCGACGACGTTTTTTGGACCGGACCGGAATTTTGAGAACCCCTGGTTGCTCCCGGTAAGCGGCACGAACAACCAGCGTTGTGTGAATCATATTTCTGAACCGGATAACGAAATTCCGCCGGGCTTCAGGGGGTAAGTGTTAATTTCTGGTCATGAGGTAATTTTCAGGAGGGCTTGTGGCAAAAGTTTTTACACAAGAAGAGCGGGAAAAAATTAAAGGGCAGGTTGTTGAACTCGTACGCCAGAGTGGGCGCGAGACGTTACGACAACTGGAAGCTAAAACTGGGGCAACAAGATATCTGATGAGCGTTCTTGCCAGAGAGCTGGTTGCCAGTGGCGATGTATACAACTCTGGTTACGGGTTATTCCCGTCTGAACAGGCTCGTAAGGACTGGCAAAATGCCCGCAAAAAACTCTCAAGGGCAAAGCTGAAGAAAAAAACATCTGTGGTTGATCCGGACCTTATCTGGTCGTTACCAGACGGAGAAATACGCCGCTATGACAGGCGTCTGAACATAATCTGTCGCGAGTGCCGGAATAGTGAAGTTATGCAGCGTGTACTGGCTTTCTATCAGGGGAATTTTCAGGAGGCGGCGCAGTGAGCAGGATTGACTACCAGGAATTGGCTGCTGCTAACGCTTTCCTAGCTGATGTACGGGCGGTGGCGTTTAACGACCTTTGCGCGGCGTTTGCCAGGCACGCAAAAGTTGCAGGACTGGATGATGCCGATACCGTAACGCTTAAGGAAGTGACAGAAGCATTGTTGCATTGTGCGGAACAGATTCGCGCGCCTGAATAATTAAATTTAGTGTTGTAAATAAAATTTAATCCTTAACCGGAGGGATTTCTGCACCCTCAGAACATCAGGAGGCCGCCCGAAAGGGCGGTAATGAAATGCGAAAGTTCAGAATAATTATTGAAACGGGAATAGCTGGTGGAGATTTTGAGGATGTATTCGAAGTGGATGATGGTGCGACACCAGATGAAATACAGGACGAAGCAAAAGAAATTTTCTTTAACTACTGCAATTACTCATATCACGAAATAAAAGATGAGGAGGAAGAACAAAATGGCTGATTTTGGTTCAACTAAATACAACGTCAGTTTTGAAGAATGGCATGAACTGTTAATGGACTATGCAGAGTTACGCGGTGGAAGTGCCGCTGATGCTGAAGCATGGCGTGATGACTACGAAGCAGGAAAAACTCCGGTCGAAGCATATTGTGATGAGTGGGGCGATGAATGAGCGAGATTAATTATCAGGAAGGACATGAAACGGCAGGGCAGGCAAAACCAGTTGCATGGCGATATCGCTACGTGAAAAAAGGCATTACGGACTCACAGGGGGAGCCGTGGGTTGGTGACTGGAAATATGTACCGACAAAAGAGGATTGCAACGACAGGCCGAGCTATGAAATTCAGGCGTTATTCACTGCCCCGCCTGTGCCACTGACATCAGAAGGACTGGTTAAAGCCGTGCGCTTTTATGAACAGGTAAAGCGTGAGAATCCACCAGTCGAAACAGGAGCATGGAAAGATGCTGTTGATTGGGTACTCAAAGAGGCCTGCAGTGCTGTCATTCTGGGTAAAGCCGACAACCCACCAGCTTCCGGCAATCAGGTTAGCGAATTAACAATGTGGGTTAAACGACTGGTCAGCCAACTGAAAAAAGCCAAGCCGGACTGCAAATTACCGGAGAAGGCGATGGACTACCTGAAGCGAAACGGACTGATAAGCGTGGAGGATGTTTTACGGTGAGATAGTAAATGCATGTAATGAGACGGGGGGTGTGAGGGGAGGCTTCATCTGGATAGATCTTGCACCGTTCATATGTTATAAAAACAATTCCTACTGTTAAATCGTTGTTTGTTTTAGTTGCTATATTTAAGGAGTGAATATGCAGTTAATTGTTGATTACCCAGATCATAACATTTATTCATCTTTTGTGGATGCGGATGCTGAACTTCGAGAGTTAAATGGTGGGGCAGTAGTTGTAATAACGGTAAAAATACCTCTTACTAGCACATCGGAACAGTTGTTTAATAAATACACTTGCGGGGAAAGTCTTCGTATTAAATTGAGGAATGGCGATGAATGGAAAATGTATTTCGTTATGCTTGATGGAGGGCGCTATATATTTTCCTCGCACCTGTGATAAAAATGATGAGCCGAGACTGTATTTACGGGACGCTGAGAGAATACCATAGAAAAGCTTATCTAACTTAAGTAGAATTGCTGCGGGTGCTTGAGGCTATCTGCCTCAGGCATGAACACCAAAGGCAGATAGAGAAAAGCCCCAGTTAACATTACGCGTCCTGCAAGACGCTTAACATTAATCTGAGGCTCAATCTATGAACGGCAAATCTAGGTTAGCCTCTTACGTGCCGAAAGGCAAGGAGAAGCAGGCTATGAAGCAGCAAAAGGCGATGTTAATCGCCCTGATCGTCATCTGTTTAACCGTCATAGTGACGGCACTGGTAACGAGGAAAGACCTCTGCGAGGTACGAATCCGAACCGGCCAGACGGAGGTCGCTGTCTTCACAGTCTACGAACCTGAGGAGTAAGAGACTTGGCGAGGGAGAAATCCCTCGCCGCCTCTGATGTGTCAGGCATCCTCAACGCACCCGCACTTAACCCGCTTCGGCGTTTTTTCCGTTGATTAACTCTAGTTATTAGAGAACCGAACTTTTATTGATGGGGCAGGGAGATGAAGAAACTTGTTTTAGTCGCAGGTGTAATGATTGCAACAGTAATGTTGGGAGGGTGTGCAGCAAAGGTCGATCCAGCGTTGAAAGCAGAAGCAATGAAGCCACTAACATGTAATGATGAAAAGCAATGTGACTTTTATTGGAAACGAGCGCAATTCTGGTTGGCTAATAATTCCTCATGGAAAATTCAAACGGCGACAGACACGCTAATTTCCACTTATAATCCCTCTCCAAATAGTCCATTCCTCGCTTATCAAGTGAGTAAAATGCCAAATGAAGATGGATCCTCAAGAATTTTCATCAAGCCTTTTTGCGATAATATGTTTGGCTGTCAACCAAACCCCTATCAGGCAGTTGTTTCCTTTAAAAACTTCGTTAAAACAGGGCAGTAGTGTATAGCTTGGACGATAAATTATTAGTGAAAACGCCGTAAACCCTCACCCAATGTGGACTAAGCCTATCAAACATGACTGTGATGATTAGTCCGTAGTTGTTGCCTATGAAATCTGGATTGAGTCAGGGTTTAATCCAATAATTATTCTATCGTTCCTTTACAAGTCCGGTATATTACTTTCAGTTTGTTTTAGCATACCCGCTTCGGCGGGTTTTGTTTTTTCCTGGCATTCTGGTTTACAATTCGCACGCCAGCCTGAACAACTGGCACCTGCTGCGCCAGCAGAGACAACCGATGGCGCACGATACCAAATTACACAATTCTAATGATTCTGCCGTCTTTGCCAGCAGGCGCGGACGGCGTTTTCACGTATTCAAATCAGACTGGTTCCAGCATCCTCCATGCACTGAAGAGCAGGCGGAATGGATAATTCAGTGTTACCGCAGGCGCGGATACGAGGTTAAGAAAGCCCTCAGCCTCGATTATCGTCACTGGATAATCTATGTCAGGCTCCCTTATTCCGAACGCCCACCGCGCCCATCCCGCACATACCAGCAACGGATCTGGAGGTAACGTGCGGATATTACTTCGACCTGTTCTGGTACCGGAACTTGGGCTGGTGGTCCTTAGGCCGGGCCGTGAATCCATGCAAGTATTTCATAACCCTCGAGTGCTGGTGGAGCCTGAACCGAAAAGCATGCGCGGTCTGCCGTCCGGAGTCGTCCCTGCCGTTCGCCAGCCGCTGGCGGAGGATAAATCATTACTGCCATTTTTCAGCGATGAGCGGGTGATTCGTGCTGCTGGCGGCGCTGGGGCACTGTCTGACTGGCTGTTGCGTCATGTCAAATCCTGCCAGTGGCCTCATGGTGACTATCATCACAGTGAAATCGTCATACATCGTTACGGTACCGGCGCGATGGTGTTGTGCTGGCACTGCGACAACCAGTTGCGTGACCAGACATCCGAATCACTCGGGCAACTTGCTCATCAAAACCTGTCAGCATGGATGATTGACGTCATACGCCATGCAATGAATGGCACGCAGGAGCGGGAATTGTCGCTGGCTGAATTATCCTGGTGGGCGGTCTGCAATCAGGTGGCGGACGCGCTTCCGGAGGCAGTATTACGTCGTTCTCTGGGGTTACGTGCGGAAAAAATCCGCTCCTTGTACCGCGAAAGCGACATCGTACCGGGAGAGCAGACCGCCACCAGCATACTGAAGCAGCGCACAAAAAATCTTGCGCCGTTGCCTCATGCCCACCAGCAAAACCCGCCACAGGAAAAGACGGTGGTCAGCATTGCCGTTGATCCGGAGTCACCGGCTCAGTATCTCCAGCGCCAGAAACCACAACGGGAAGAGATGCCTGTATACACGCGTTGGGTAAAAACGCAGAAATGCATGACGTGCGGTAATCAGGCAGATGATCCGCATCACATCATTGGTCATGGACTGGGAGGGATGGGAACAAAGGCTGATGATTTGTTTGTTATTCCGCTGTGCCGTAAATGTCATAACGAACTGCACGCCGGGGTAAAAGATTTTGAAGAAAAACACGGCAGCCAGCTGTTGTTGCTGATTCGTTTTTTAATGCACGCGAGAAATTCGGGTGTCCTGAAGTGGAAAGCATGAATGACTGAACGCATAGAATTTGTTTTGCCTTACCCGCCGACGGTGAATACCTACTGGCGACGTCATGGCAATACGTATTTCATCTCGGAGGCCGGAAAGCGTTATCGCCATGATGTGGCGCTAATTGTTCGCCAGCAGCGGTTGAAATTAAACCTGTCCGGAAGGCTGGCGATAAAGATTATTGCAGAGCCACCGGATAAGCGCCGTCGTGACCTGGACAATATCCTGAAAGCACCACTGGATGCGCTGACGCATGCCGGACTACTCATAGACGACGAGCAGTTTGATGAAATCAATATTGTGCGCGGTCAGCTCGTTCCTGGTGGGCGGCTGGGGATAAAAATCACAGAACTGGAGTGCGCATGAATAACCAGTATTTACAGTTTGTGCGTGAGCAGCTCATTATCGCCACCGCTGATTTGAGTGGGGCAACAAAAGGTCAGCTTGAAGCCTGGCAGGAGAATGCCATGTTCGATACAGGGCGTTACAGGCGAAAAAAAATCCGGTACCGCGATGAAGTGACTGGAAAAATGATAACGCGGGATAATCCACCAATCCCGGGAAAACAATCACTGGCGAATGGCTCATCAATTGCCCTGGTCAGCCCGGTTGAGTTTTCGACATCATCATGGCGGCGGGCTTTGCTGTCTCTTGAAGAGCATCATAAAGCCTGGTTGTTGTGGTGTTACGGCGAGAGTATTTGTTGGGAATATCAGATCGCGATAACACAGTGGGCGTGGAATGAATTTAATACTCAATCCGGTACCAGAAAAATTGCAGGGAAAACGCAGGAACGCCTGAAAAAATTAATCTGGCTGGCGGCGCAGGCAGTAAAAGCAGAACTTTTTGGTGGGGAAGGTTATGAATACCAGGAGCTGGCATTACTGGCGGGAGTGACAACTAAAAACTGGTCCAAAACATTTACTCGTCACTGGGTTGCAATGAAACACATTTTTCAACGACTGGATAGTGAGGCTTTATTGTTTGTAATGAGAACACGTTCAAAACAAAAGGCGGCATTTTCAAAGCAAAGTGTTGCAAAAGTAGATTGAAAGGCATATATTTCATGCAAATCTGATATTTTGCCGATTTTGTACGTGATGGCAAAAGCAAACAAAACCCGCCCACAAGCGGGTTTTTTTGTGCCACTTATCTCGGATAGACATGGTGAATGCGCTGGTGGAGGAGCTAAGGGTGATTTTTAACCAGGTGATTTTTGAATGCTTGCAACATTGATTTCGTAACGTTATTATCCTGCGCCCGGCCCTTTAGCTCAGTGGTGAGAGCGAGCGACTCATAATCGCCAGGTCGCTGGTTCAAATCCAGCAAGGGCCACCAACCGTCACCAGTTCATCAGGAAAGAGCGTCAACCCTTTAAGTTGAGTGTGCGAGGTTCGAGTCCCCGGTGGCGGTCCAGTGCCGACTTAGCTCAGTAGGTAGAGCAACTGACTTGTAATCAGTAAGTCACCAGTTCGATTCCGGTAGTCGGCACCATATGCAGGCATCGCATAATGGCTATTACTTCAGCCTTCCAAGCTGATGATGCGGGTTCGATTCCCGCTGCCCGCTCCAGTTAGAGTCTTTCAGTCTGCGATGATGGGAAATCCCGGAGTGACTGAAAGACGTTTAAGTTATGAATGATCGCTTTTTTTTGCAAAATTGCTGTGCAGAAATACTAACCTTCGGGCAGGCGATCATTCATAAGCACTCTGCTTTTATTCCGATTAACTGTGGGTGGTTTGTTGGATAGAGTGCTTTCCTTACTGTATATATTGTTTCGCCCGCTTTTGCGGGCTTTTCTTTTCAAATCCCTTTCATTTCTCAGTGTAAAACTACGCCATCCGTTATTTGCGGAGGTGAGGCTATGAAATCCATGGACAAAATTTCAACGGGCATTGCCTATGGCACCTCCGCAGGCAGTGCTGGCTACTGGTTTTTACAGTGGCTTGATCAGGTCAGTCCGTCACAGTGGGCTGCGATTGGTGTACTGGGGAGTCTGGTTCTGGGCTTCCTGACTTATCTGACAAATCTGTACTTCAAAATCAGAGAAGACAAGCGTAAGGCTGCACGGGGAGAGTAATTCAATGACTCAAAACTATGAACTGATTGTGAAAGGGATCCGCAATTTTGAGAATAAAGTTACGGTAACTTTAGCGTTACGGGACAAAAAACGCTTTGACGGTGAAATTTTTGACCTGGACATCTCGCTGGACCGTGTTGAAGGTGCCGCGCTGGAGTTTTATGAGGCAGCAGCCAGAATGAGCATCAGACAGGTCTTCCTGGATGTTGCTGCCGGGTTATGTGAAGGGGATGAGCAGTCGCCGGAAAAGCGCCCCGTAATTTTAGAGGCGCAGAATGTATGGATAACCTACAAAGGAAAGCTACCGGGAAGAATTACTGGTTCTCTGAAGACTCCTCCGGAATCACAACCTTAAGTCACTGACCGGAACAGATAAACCTGTCCGTGGGCAGAAACCGATAAATCCTGATAAATATCCATGAACGCAAAAATCAGATACGGCCTGTCGGCTGCCGTTCTGGCACTGATTGCCGTCGGTGCGCCCGCGCCTGATATTCTCGACCAGTTTCTGGATGAAAAAGAAGGTAACCACACTACGGCATACCGCGATGGTTCCGGCATCTGGACCATCTGTCGGGGTGCCACGATGGTGGATGGAAAACCCGTTTTTCCCGGTATGAAACTGTCGAAGGAAAAATGCGACCAGGTTAACGCTATTGAACGTGATAAGGCGCTGGCATGGGTGGATCGCAATATTAAAGTAACACTGACCGAACCACAAAAAGCGGGTATCGCGTCATTTTGTCCCTATAACATTGGCCCCGGTAAGTGTTTTCCGTCGACATTTTATAAGCGGCTGAATGCAGGTGATCGTAAAGGTGCCTGCGAGGCGATTCGCTGGTGGATTAAGGACAGGGGGCGCGATTGCCGCCTTCGTTCAAATAACTGTTACGGTCAGGTTATTCGTCGTGATCAGGAGAGCGCATTAGCCTGTTGGGGGATAGAGCAGTGAGCAGAGTTGCCGCGATTATTTATGCTCTGGTTATCTGCATCATCGTCTGCCTGTCATGGGCTGTTAATCATTACCGTGATAATGCCATTACCTACAAAGCGCAACGCGATAATGTGATGGAAAAACTCAACCAGGCGACCGCAATCATTACTGACATGCAGATACGCCAGCGTGATGTTGCTGCACTCGATGCAAAATACCTGAAGGAGTTAGCTGATGCGAAGGCTGAAAATGATGCTTTGCGTGATGATGTTGCCGCTGGTCGTCGTCGGTTGCACATCAAAGCAGTCTGTCAGTCAGTGCGTGAAGCCACCACCGCCTCCGGCGTGGATAATGCAACCAGCCCCCGACTGGCAGACACCGCTGAACGGGATTATTTCACCCTCAGAGAGCGGCTGATGACGATGCAGATGCAACTGGAAGGGGCACAGGAGTATATCCGCACTCAGTGCATTAAGTAGCCTTTTTATCGTGGTAAACATTTCGCAGGGTATGAGGTATTTATGCCATCACGAATCCCACGTGCCTGCCGTAAGCGTGGATGCGCAGGTACAACCACAGACAGTTCTGGTTACTGCGATAAACATCGTGGTGAAGGATGGGTACAGCATCAACGCGGACTGAGTCGCCACCAGCGTGGCTATGGCTCGAAATGGGATGTTATACGTGCGCGTATACTGAAGCGTGATAACCATCTGTGTAAGAACTGTCTGCGCAATGGACGAGCCGTTGAGGCCAGGACTGTAGACCACATGATTCCAAAAGCTCATGGCGGCACCGATGATGACTCCAATCTTGAGTCGTTATGCAGGGAATGCCACAGAGAGAAGACAGCAAGGGAACGTATTCGATGATAATATTCACTGCTGTAATGCATAAAAATAGTTTCTATATTCATGCAGATACCCGGGAGGGATTTTGGGTTGTTTTAAGTGAAAAACTGGGATGGGGCAAATTTGAGTTAATTCGCCCCTCAGATGAGTTTAGCCCTACTGGAGGGTTGTTTGAATTAGTCGAAGTGCGTTCGGCAGATTCAGAACCCCCTGAGTCAGTAACTGTAGGGTCAAATGTTTTATGGCGTCTCCCGGAAGCTCTCGGAGTTTTGAAATCAATCCCTTCTTCTGATCTTCAGATATATTTGCGACACGGATTATATCCTCAAGGGCAACAATCGTGTCACTGTGTAACCGAAAGGTCTGAACTTTAAGGATCGCACTTAAGCCGCCATCATCGAGAAGAAAATCAATTCCTTTTTCTGTAATGTAGCAGTTAGGGGCACAGAAGATAAACTCAACGCCAGCCATGGTGTCACTGCGTATGAAGGGGGTGGAAACGAGACCATGCATTTCAAGGTATAACATGCACGCCACAAAGTGATCGTAACTGTCAAACTTCTCAATGAGGTCTCGCTCCTGTGCCTTGTTTAAAGAGTTAGGCGCGCAATCTATAAGGGCATTGAGGATTTCAAGTTGTAAGGCTCTGTCATATTTTCTGGTTTTATCCATTTCTTAGACTCCATCTTTTATTTATTGAGATTAACTGAATACACCATGCTGAGCATCCTGATGGGTGGCCAGTATCTGCTTTTTGCCGCCATCTTCAAGGGGGAGGGGGGGATCAAATCTCTGCAACCCAGGCTGCTCAGTACCGCCGCCTGACCTTTCCTCGCATCGCCGCAGGTTCGAAAACTTTTTTTTGGAATGTGATTAAATGATTGATAGGTAAAATCGATTATGTCTGGACCCCCGAAAACCCCGCCACGCCTGCATTTGATACGAGGTAACCCCTCAAAGCGGCCAGTTAAAGACTCCAAAAAAACCGCTAAAAAGGATGAAAAAGGTCTCCCTAAAATTCCGCAACATTTAGGGGCGCAGGGGAAGTACTGGTTCAGGCGAATGGCGGAAGAGCTGAATGCGGAAGGGATCATTTCTCAGCTCGATGCACGTGCGCTCGAGTTACTGGTGGAAGCCTACACCGAATACCGGCATCACTGCGAAATACTCGATGTTGAGGGTTATACCTACCGCACGGAAACGCAGAATGGCGATGTGCTGATCAAGGCACACCCGGCTGCTGCGATGAAGGCTGATGCCTGGAAGCGGATTCGGGCGATGCTTGCAGAGTTTGGTATGTCACCGGCAAGCCGGGCGAAAGTAAATACCGCCGGACCGGATGATGTTGATCCGCTGGCAGAGCTTTTAAAAGCGAGAGACTGATGGCAAAAGTGGCTGACGGGATCCGCTACGCCGAACGTGTTGTTGCAGGAGAAATTGTTGCTGGCGAATTTGTCCGTCTGGCCTGCCAGCGTTTTCTTGATGATCTGAAGTACGGCGAAGAGCGGGGGATTTATTTCAGTGAACCTCGTGCACAGCACATCCTTAATTTCTACAAATTTGTACCCCATGTGAAAGGGGCGCTGGCAGGTCAGCCCATTGAGTTGATGGACTGGCATGTGTTTATCCTCATTAATATTTTTGGTTTTGTCATTCCGCTGGTGAATGAAGAAACCGGGGAAGTTGTCATGCGCAGCGATGGCAGTGGACGCCCGGTGATGGTGCGCCGGTTCCGGACAGCATACAACGAAGTTGCCCGTAAAAACGCAAAATCAACCCTGTCATCGGGTATCGGTCTGTATATGACGGGGGCAGATGGTGAAGGCGGGGCTGAGGTGTATTCAGCCGCAACCACGCGTGACCAGGCCAGAATTGTGTTTGAAGACGCCAAAAATATGGTCAGAAAAGCCCGGTCGACACTCGGGCGGTTGTTTGATTTCAACAAGCTGGCGATTTACCAGGAGCAGAGCGCATCAAAATTTGAACCGCTTTCCTCGGATGCAAACAACCTGGACGGTCTGAACATCCACTGCGCCATTATTGATGAGCTGCATGCTCATAAAACCCGTGACGTGTGGGACGTTCTGGAAACGGCAACCGGTGCCCGTCTGCAGTCTCTGTTATTTGGCATCACCACGGCTGGCTTTAACAAGGAAGGGATTTGCTACGAGCAGCGCGATTACGCCATTAAGGTATTGCGAGGCTATAACAGCGACGTGGAGGGCGCGGTAAAAGACGACTCCTACTTTGCGATCATTTACACGCTCGATGAGGGAGATGATCCGTTTGATGAAACGGTCTGGCAGAAAGCGAATCCTGGCCTGGGCATCTGTAAACGCTGGGATGATCTGCGTCGTCTGGCGAAAAAAGCGAAGGAGCAGGTCTCTGCGCGGGTGAATTTTTTTACCAAACACATGAATGTGTGGGTCACTGCCGAATCTGCCTGGATGGATATGATTAAGTGGGAGAAGTGCGAATACATTGCTCCACAACATGAGCTGAAAACATATCCCATGTGGGTCGGCGTAGACCTTGCTCATAAGATTGATATCTGTGCGGCGGCAAAACTCTGGCGAACCGATAACGGACATGTTCATGCTGATTTTAAATTCTGGCTTCCGGAAGGACGGCTGGAGCGATGCTCGCGGCAGCAGGCAGAACTTTACCGGAAGTGGGCGGAGATGGATAAGCTCATCCTGACGGATGGTGATGTTATCGATCATGCTCAGATAAAAAGTGACTTACTGGAATGGATTGGCGGTGAAAACCTCAGGGAACTGGGATTTGACCCGTGGAGCGCAATGCAGTTCAGCCTGGCACTGGCTGAAGAAGGGATACCGCTGGTGGAGGTTCCGCAGACGGTCCGCAATCTGTCAGAGGCCATGAAGGAAACGGAATCACTGGTTTATGCCGGGCGTTTCCATCACAGCAATCATCCGGTCATGAACTGGATGATGTCTAACGTTACGGTAAAACCGGACAAAAACGACAACATCTTCCCGAATAAATCCACGCCTGAAGCCAAAATCGACGGCCCTGTTGCGCTTTTTACGGCCATGAGCCGCTTTCTGGTAAATGGCGGGGGCGTGAATGACTTTCTGTCCACGCTTGATCCTGATGAGGACCTGTTAATTCTGTGAAACAGCTTATTACTGATATGACCGGGCTGATCGGTTTCGGTTTGCTCACTGCTGGCGTTTATCTGTATGCAGGTCTGCCAGCGTCTCTGATGCTGTCGGGCTGTTTGTTGCTGCTTTATGCACTGGTGGTGTCCATGAGGAGAAAACATGCTTCTTGATGCTCTGTTTCGCAGTGAGCCTCTGGAAAATCCCTCGGTTCCGGTAACCGGAGAGGCCGCTGAGACGGATAATATTTTTGCCCGGGATGTGTATGTCAGTCCGGAAACATCCATGAAGCTGGCTGCTGTCTATGCCTGTATTTATGTTATTTCATCCAGTGTGGCTCAGATGCCCCTGCATGTGATGCGAAAAACGAATGAGCATGTTCAGCCTGCACGCGATCATCCGTTGTTCTGGCTCGTTCATGATGAACCGAATGCCTGGCAGACCAGCTATAAGTGGCGGGAACTGAAGCAGCGTCATGTGCTGGGGTGGGGCAATGGTTATACGTGGGTAAAACGTAATCGTCGTGGAGAGGTTACCAGCCTTGAATGCTGTATGCCATGGGAAACCACGTTACTTAACACCGGTGGGCGTCATACTTACGGGGTGTATAACGAAGAGGGTGCATTTGCGGTAAGTCCGGACGACATGATCCATATCAGGGCGCTGGGAAACAATCAGAAAATGGGACTGAGCCCGATCATGCAGCATGCTGAAACCATTGGTATGGGAATGAGTGGCCAGCAGTATACCAGCGCCTTTTTTAACGGTAATGCCCGTCCTGCCGGTATTATTTCTGTGAAAAATGAACTGAACGAACAAAGCTGGGGCAGGCTTAAAAATATGTGGCAGCGGGCGGTGACAGCGCTTCGCAGCCAGGAAAATAAAACCATGTTGCTGCCTGCGCAACTGGATTACCGCGCTCTGACAGTTTCTCCGGTGGATGCTCAGATCATTGATATGACCAAGCTGAACCGGTCGATGATTGCCGGGATTTTTAATGTCCCGGCGCACATGATTAATGACCTGGAAAAAGCCACATTTTCGAATATTACGCAGCAGGCGATTCAGTTTGTTCGCTACACGATGATGCCCTGGGTTGCGAACTGGGAGCAGGAGCTTAACCGTCGCCTGTTTACCCGTACAGAACGGGCTGCCGGGTATTACGTTCGTTTCAACCTCACGGGGTTGCTCCGTGGGACCCCACAGGAGCGTGCGCAGTTCTATCACTTTGCCATTACAGATGGCTGGATGAGTCGGAATGAAGCCAGGGCATTTGAGGATATGAACCCGGTTGACGGTCTGGATGAAATGCTGGTCAGCGTAAATGCAGCAAATCCGTTGAATAACTTTAAAGATACGAAAGGCAAAGAGGAAAAGAACGATGAATGACCGTGAAACGCGCTGTTACAGCGGGGAGGTGCGGGCGGAACAATATGATAATGCCCCGACCCACATTCTGGGGTATGGCTCGGTATTTAACAGTCGTTCAGAACCTCTGTGGGGATTTCGTGAAATCATCAAGCCGGGGGCTTTTGATGATGTACTGAATGATGATGTACGTGGCTTGTTTAATCATGATCCTAATTTCATTCTCGGACGAAGTTCTGCCGGCACGTTGTCATTGTCGGTGGATGAACGCGGTTTACGTTATGACATTGTTGCACCGGATACTCCGACTATTTGTGACCTGGTGCTGTCTCCAATGTTGCGTGGTGACATTAATCAGTCCTCGTTCGCGTTTCGTGTCGCCCGTGACGGAGAGAGCTGGTATGAAGACGACGAGGGGATTGTTATCCGGGAAATCACGCGCATTTCTCGTCTGTATGACGTCAGCCCGGTGACATATCCGGCCTATCAGGACGCAGACTCTGGTGTCCGCTCAATGAAAGCCTGGCAGGAAGCGCGGGCGAGTGGTGCGCTGAAGAAAGCTGTTAACGAACGAATGGCGCGTGAGCGTCTTTTGACCCTTCTTAATGCATAAGGATACTACTGACGATGAAACTTCATGAGATGAAGCAAAAACGAAACACCATTGCAAAGGATATGCGTGCACTGCATGAAAAAATTGGTGATAACGCATGGACTGATGAGCAACGGGCAGAGTGGAACAGGGCGAAAGCTGAGCTGGATGCGCTGGATGAGCAAATCGCCCGTGAAGAAGAGTTGCGCCGTCAGGATCAGGCATATGTGGATGAGTCCGGGCCGGAAGAGCGCCAGAATAATGAGGCGGAGAACGGGAAAAAGGCGGTGGAAGAGAAGCGCGCTGCGGCATTTAACCGTTTTCTGCGTGCCGGATTTGCAGAACTGAATGCTGAAGAGCGTAATCTGATGCGTGAACTGCGGGCTCAGAGTGTAACAACGGATTCTCAGGGCGGATATACGGTGCCCACGCAGATGCGTAACAAAATCATTGACACCATGAAGGCTTATGGCGGGATTGCCAGTGTGGCGCAACTTCTGACCACATCAACCGGGCAGGATATCACCTGGTCAACGTCTGATGGCACGACTGAAGAGGGCGAACTGCTGGCGGAGAATACAGCCGCAACGGAACAGGATGTGACGTTCGGGACCGCTATTCTGGGGGCTAAAAAGCTGTCATCAAAAATAATTCGTGTGTCCAATGAGCTGCTCCAGGACAGTGGGGTGGATATTGAATCTTATCTGGCAAACCGTATTGCCCAGCGTATTGGTCGTGGAGAGGCAAAATATCTGGTTCAGGGGACCGGAACGGGATCACCGTTACAGCCAAAAGGGCTGGCAGCGTCGGTGACGGGAACCATCCAGACTGCAGCCTCTGCCGCTTTCACCTGGAAAGAAATGAATGCCCTGAAACATGCCATTGATCCGGCATATCGTGGTGGGCCGAAATACCGCTGGGCATTCAATGATGCCACATTGCAGACTATTGAAGAGATGGAGGATGGACAGAAACGCCCGTTATGGCTGCCGGATATTGCAGGCGGTACGCCGGCTACTGTGCTGGGGATCCCTTATGTTATTGATCAGGCTATTGACGGGATTGGTACCGGAAAAAAATTCATTTTCCTGGGGGATTTCAACCGCTTTATCATTCGCCGCGTTACTTATATGGAACTGAAACGTCTGGTTGAGCGTTATGCTGAGTTTGATCAGGTGGCATTTCTGGCTTTCCATCGTTTTGACTGTGTGCTGGAAGATGTGGCAGCCATCAAGGCGCTCACTGGCAAATAACCACTCGTTGTTCAGTTACAGACCGCGCCGACGCGGTTTTTTTATGCCCGCACAGTGTTGCGGGCAGGAGTTTCTGATGGCAGCAATAGTGGAAAAACTCAGGGCGCAGTGCCGTATTGATACAGATGATGCAACTGATGATGAGTTACTGATGCTGTATTTCCGGGCTGCCTGCCGCAAGGCAGAAAATTTTATCAACCGTAAGCTTTATGAGGAGACGGTGCCGGAAGGTGATCCTGAAGGGGTGCTTATAGCTGATGATGTTTTGCTGGCGCTCATGTTGCTGGTCGGGCACTGGTACGAAAACCGGGAAAATTCCTCAGATGTCAGCAAGGCACCAGTCCCGTTTGGTTTTTCTTCTCTGCTGGAGCCTTATCGTTTTATTCCTTTGTAGGAGGAGACATGCAGGCGGGCAGATTACGTGATCGCGTAATTATTCTGAATGTCACCACCGCCCGCTCTCCGTCAGGGCATCCGGTGGAGACGGTGACGGAGGGAGCTACCGTATGGGCAGAAGTTAAGGGTATCAGCGGGAGGGAGATAATCTCAGGCGGAGCAGAAACCGCTCAGGCTACGGTCAGAGTCTGGATGAGATTCCGGCGCGATGTGACAGCGACTTCACGTCTGAAAGTGCTGACCGGTGCATTTAAAGGGGCCATTCTGGGTATAGAAGGTCCACCAATACCGGATGCACGCGCTACCCGGCTTGAAATACTCTGCAGCCTGAAGGGGAATGTGTGATGGATTTCAGTCTTGATTTTTCCGGCCTGGCGGATATTGCACGGGATTTGGAGACGCTCAGCAGGGCAGAAAACAATAAGGTTCTGCGCGATGCCACCCGTGCCGGTGCTGAAGTTATGCGGGATGCAGTTGTTGAACGTGCGCCGGAGCGAACCGGGAAACTGAAGAAAAATGTGGTTGTTCTCACTCAGCGTTCAAAGCGTCGGGGGGAAATTATCTCGGGTGTCCACATTCGCGGACGGAACCTGCGAACCGGAAACAGTGATAACAGCATGAAAGCCAGCGATCCCCGAAATGCATTTTACTGGCGCTTTGTGGAGCTGGGAACGATAAACATGCCCGCGCATCCATTCATTCGCCCGGCTTTCGATACGACAGAGGAGCTGGCGGCGCAGGTTGCCATACAGCGAATGAATCAGGCTATTGATGAGGTCTTAAGTAAATGAGGGAGGGCACACTGTATTCCCTGTTGTCTCAGCTGGCCGGAGGACAGGTTTATCCTTATGTGGTCCCGCTGACGGAGGGAAAGCCTGCGGTATCTCCGCCGTGGCTGGTGTTTTCTGTGGTGTCTGACACGGCATCTGATGTGCTTGATGGGCAGGCTGAATCCAGAATTACCGTGCAGATCGATGTCTGGGCGACAGTACCTGATGACGCAGATAATATTCGTGAGCAGGCGCTTGATGCGGTAAGAAAACTGGCACCCTCCGTTATTTCTAAAGCGCAGGGTTATGATCCTGACTCCCGTCTGAGCAGAGCCACGCTTGAATTCCAGGTAATAGCCTGAGGTCATTAATGATTTTACCCACCCGCCGCTGGCGGGTTTTTTTATTTTCAGGAGACGAGTATGTCCTCTAATTTTGAGCGTTCGCAACTGACGAAAATTATGATTTCGTCTGCACCGGTAACAGCAGAAACCCTGGATTCTGCCAGCTATCTTGGCCTGAGCTGTACAATCAAAGAGGTGCAGTTTACCGCAGGACAAAAGCAGGATATTGATGTCACCACGCTGTGTTCTGTTGAGCAGGAAAATATTAACGGCCTTGGGGCTGCTTCAGAGATTTCCATGTCAGGCAACTTTTATCTGAATGCTGCCCAGAACGCGTTGCGCAGTGCCTATGACAATGACACCACGTATGGCTTTAAAGTTATTTTTCCGTCAGGCAACGGATTTACCTTTATGGCAGAGGTGCGTCAGCATACCTGGTCTGCAGGAACCAATGGTGTTGTGGCTGCAACGTTTTCTCTGCGCCTGAAAGGTAAACCTGTGCTGACGACAGAGCCGCTGAAAGTGAAGGTCGATTTAAAAAGCACGCTGCGGGTTTCTTCCGGAGCGAAACTTGAAATGGCGGTTGAGGCTGCGGGTGGTGTGCCGCCTTATTCTTATGCCTGGAAAAAAGGTGGTTCTCCTGTTTCCGGACAGACGGCGGCAACGTTCAGTAAAGCATCAGCAGCATCCGGTGATGCCGGTGCGTATACCTGCGAGATTTCTGATTCAGCAAGCCCTGTTAACAAGGTGACCTCTACTTCCTGCACTGTTACCGTCAGTTAATGAGGATAGATGTGATGACTAAAAATATCCGTAATCTGGCACTGGCAACGATGTCGGGGTTTCGCCATAAAACTGTTGATGTGCCTGAATGGGAAGGGGCAACGGTTGTATTACGGGAACCTTCTGCAGAAGCCTGGTTGCGCTGGCAGGAGATCGTTAAAACAAAAGATGATGAGACACCGTTATCCGTTGCGGAGCGCGCCCGCCGAAATCTGGAAGCGGATGTTGAACTGTTCATCGATGTTCTGTGTGATACCGGACTGCAACCTGTATTTTCAGTGGATGATCGTGAACAGGTGATTGCCGTGTATGGCCCGGTGCATGCGCGGCTTCTTCGGCAGTCTCTGGAACTGATCAGTGATGCCGGCGAGGTTAAAAAAAAGTAGCGCTTCCGGGGATGCGTTTTCTGATGATGCTGGCGCTCAGGATGGGGCGCACATTGTCAGAGTTACGCCGGGAAATGTCCGCATCAGAAATCATGATGTGGGCAGAATTTGACAGGTTCAGCCCGCTGGGGGACGAACGGGCTGATATCCGGGCTGCCCAGATTGTTTCAGCTGTTTACGGTGCGCAGGGGGTCAAAGTGCCACTGAATGATGCGCTTCTTCAGTGGGAGAAGGAGCAGACAGAAGGCGTATCAGATCCATTTGCTGGACTGGAAAACGCGCTTTTAATAGTGTCTCAGTGAGTCAACATAACCGCTTCGGCGGTTTTTTTTCGTCCGGAGAATGAGTGTGGCGACATTACGTGAACTGATTATTAAAATCTCGGCAAATTCCCGGTCATTCCAGTCAGAGATCTCCCGGGCTTCGCGTATGGGGCAGGATTACTACCGTACCATGCAGAACGGAGGCCGACAGTCCGCTGCTGCATCCCGTGAAATGCGGCGTGCACTGGCAGAAGTGACGGATCAGATAAATACAGCTAAATCTTCGGCACTGAACATGGCGGGGGCATTTGCCGGGGCTTTTGCTACCGGTCATCTTATTTCTCTCGCCGATGAGTGGAATTCAGTAAATGCCCGTCTGAAGCAGGCCTCACAGTCCAGTGATGATTTTCAGTCATCACAGCGTGAATTAATGGCGATCAGCCAGAGAACGGGGACGGCTTTTTCTGATAACGCCAGCCTTTTTGCCCGCTCAGCAGCTTCCATGCGGGAGTATGGTTACAGTTCTGAGGAGGTACTGAAAGTCACCGAGGCGATCTCCACGGGCCTGAAATTATCCGGTGCCAGTACAGCAGAAGCCAGTTCGGTGATCACGCAGTTCAGTCAGGCTCTGGCGCAGGGAGTGCTGCGCGGTGAAGAGTTTAACTCGGTGAATGAGAACGGCGATCGTGTTATTCGTGCTCTGGCTGCGGGAATGGGAGTTGCCCGTAAGGATCTGAAGGCCATGGCGGATAACGGAAAGTTGACCGCCGATAAGGTTGTTCCTGCACTGATTAGTCAGCTTGGGGCATTACGTGATGAATATGCGGCAATGCCTGATACGGTTTCATCCTCTGCAACCAAAGTTGAAAACGCCTTTATGGCCTGGGTTGGTGGTGCGAACGAGGCAAGCGGAGTGACGAAGACGCTCTCCGGTGTGCTGAATGGTATTGCAGGCAATATTGACACCGTGGCAACCGCTGCCGGTGCTCTGGTTGCCGTCGGGGTAGCCCGATATTTTGGCAATATGGCGTCGTCTGCTGGATCTGCAACTGCCGGATTAATTACTGCAGCCAGAAACGAAGTGGCTCTTGCTGAAGCGCAACTTCGGGGGACACAGATAGCAACCGCCAGGGCGCGTGCGGCGGTTTATCGTGCGCAACAGGCGGTTGTTGCTGCTCGCGGTACCGAAAGGCAGGCCGCAGCAGAAGCGAAGCTGACAGCTGCCCAGGCGTCACTTACCCGTAATATTGCGGCCAGAACAGCGGCACAGACAACGCTGAATACTGTCACATCAGTGGGGAGTCGTCTGTTAAGTGGTGCGCTGGGGTTGGTTGGTGGTGTGCCGGGACTCGTCATGCTGGGGGCGACGGCCTGGTACACGATGTATCAGAATCAGGAGCAGGCCAGAGAATCTGCACGCCAGTATGCCGCAACAATCGACGAAATTCGCCAGAAAACGTCGGCAATGTCGCTTCCTGAAGCGTCAGATAATGAGGAAAAGACGCGGCAGGCACTTGATGAGCAAAACAGGTTAATTGACGAGCAGAAAAGTAAGATTAAATCCTTACAGGAAAAAATTGCTGGCTATCAGTATGTGCTGGCAAACCCGGGCTGGACAACCGATAACGGTTTTATGATTAACCACATGACGTCGGTAAAAACTGTCACAGAAGGGCTTGCAGAAGCAACAAATCAACTGGCAGTTGAACAGTCCCGTCTCACACAAATGCAGGGCAAAGCGCAATCCATTCAGGATGTGCTTGCCGGGCTGGAGGAGCGACGGGTGGCGTTGATCCGTCAACAGGCCGCGGAACAAAACAAAGCGTATCAGTCCCTGTTGATCATGAATGGGCAGCATACCGAGTTTAATCGCCTTCTCGGGCTCGGTAATGAATTACTTCAGCAGCGACAGGGGCTGGTGAATGTACCGTTACGGCTACCACAGGCAACCCTGGATGATAAACAGCAGACTGCACTGAATAACAGCGAGCGCGAACTGGCTCTGTCCCGCCTGAAGGGGGAAGCCCGTGAGCGTGCCCGCTTGGGTTATGCTGCGGATGATCTCGGCTTTGTGGGAGAGGCGTATCAGACAGCCAGACAGAATTATATCAATAACTCACTGGATGCCTGGCGAAATAACCAGGCAAATAAACCCAAAGCGCATAAAAAGACCGAAGCGGAAAAAACAGAAGATATTTATAAACGACTGATTAAACAGCAAAAAGAACAAATAGCACTGGCAGGGCAGAATACTGAACTGGCTAAGATGAAATATCAGGTCAGTCAGGGCGAATTATCAACCCTGTCAGAAGCGCAGAAAAAAACGCTTTTGCAGAATGCAGCACTCATAGACCAGAAAAAGATTCGTGAGCAGCTTGCTGCGTATGAGAGCAGTCTGGCGGACAGTAATGCCAGTGCCCGGGCATCTGACGAAGCGCAGTTGTTGGGATATGGTGAAGGCTCACGGATGCGTGAACGACTCCAGGAAATGTGGAGTATCAGGCAGGCGTTTGAGCAGAAAAATAACGAGCTGCTGAGACAGTATCAGGCCGGAGAAATTGAAGAAGCCCTGTGGAAACAGGAGAAAGAACTGAATAAAAAATATCTGGAAGAGCGTCTCAGCGATCAGCAGAATTATTATGCAAAGGCCGATGCTTTACGTAATAACTGGAATGCCGGACTCCAGGAGGGACTGACCAACTGGGCAGACAGTGCCACCGATTATGCTTCACAGGCGGCAGATGCTGTCGTTTCCACGATGGACGGGCTGGTATCAAATATTTCCGATGCACTGGCCGGGAATGTTGTGGACTGGAGGAACTGGGGGAGTTCAGTTCTCCGGGAAGTTTCAAAAATTCTGATGAATGCAGCCATTGTTAACGGACTGAAATCACTCTCCGGTGCCGGAGGGTGGCTTGGTACGGTCGGCGGATGGATTTCGGGGGCAGTGGCAAACGCAAAAGGTGGTGTTTACACATCGGCAAATCTGAGTGCTTACAGTAACACTATTGTGGATACACCGACGTATTTTGCTTTTGCGAAAGGTGCCGGGTTGATGGGCGAGGCCGGGCCTGAAGCAATCATGCCACTGACACGGGCAGCGGACGGCTCTCTTGGGGTCAGGGCCATTGGAAATGTGAATGGTGGCGGTGGATTTGTTTATTCTCCCGTGTATCACATCAGCATTCAGAATCAAGGGAGCAATGGCGAGATAGATGCGCGCTCAGCCAGGGGACTGGTGGATCTGATCGACAGCAGGGTTGTGTCAATTATGCAGTCATCGCGTCGGGATGGAGGATTGTACAGTGCCTGAGCCTGAAGTTTTTAACTGGATCCCCCGTGAGGGGATGGAGACGACACGAAAGCCATCAGTTATTACGGTAAAGTTTGGTGACGGATATGAACAGCGACGGGCTGGTGGTCTGAATGCGGATCTGAAAACGTTTAAACCGGTATTTCGTGTCACAGATGAATATTCCCGTGCCGCGCTGGACAGTTTTTTATCCCGTCATGCCGGGATTCGTGCTTTTTTGTGGCGTCCGCCAAAACACAACAGGACTGTCCGGGTTGTCTGCAGGGAGTGGAGCATTTCGGATAATGCCATGTATACCGATTTTAACTGTACCTTTGAAGAGGTCACTCACTGATGCAGGATATACAGCAGGAAACACTCAATGAGTGCACTAAAACGGAGCAATCCGCGCTGGTCGTGCTCTGGGAAATTGATCTGACAGAGGTCGGCGGAGATCGTTATTTCTTCTGTAATGAGCAGAACGAAAAAGGTGAACCAGTCACCTGGCAGGGGCGGCAGTATCAGGCTTATCCCATTCAGGGAAGCGGATTTGAGATGAACGGCAAAGGAGCCAGTGCAAGGCCAACGCTTAAAGTCTCTAATCTGTACGGCATGGTCACCGGGATGGCGGAAGATCTGCAGAGTCTGGTCGGCGGAACGGTGGTCCGGCGTAAGGTTTACGCCCGTTTTCTGGATGCGGTGAACTTCGTCAACGGAAACAGTGACGCCGATCCGGAGCAGGAGGTGATCAGCCGCTGGCGCATCGAACAGTGCAGCGAACTGAGCGCGGTCAGTACCTCTTTTGTGCTGTCCACACCGACGGAAACGGATGGTGCCGTTTTTCCGGGGCGCATCATGCTGGCCAACACCTGCACCTGGATCTACCGCGGCGATGAGTGCGGTTATGATGGCCCGGCTGTCGCGGATGAATATGACCAGCCAACGTCCGATATCACGAAGGATAAGTGCAGCAAATGCCTGAGTGGTTGCAAGTTCCGCAATAACGTCGGCAATTTTGGCGGCTACCTTTCCATTAACAAACTTTCGCAGTAATCCCATGACAGAGACAGAATCAGCGATTCTGGCGCACGCCCGGCGATGTGCGCCAGCGGAGTCGTGCGGCTTCGTGGTAAGCACGCCGAAGGGGGAAAGATATTTCCCCTGCGTGAATATCTCCGGTGAGCCGGAGGATTATTTCCGGATGGCTCCGGAGGACTGGTTGCAGGCAGAAATGCAGGGTGAGATTGTGGCGCTGGTCCACAGCCACCCCAGTGGTCTGCCCTGGCTGAGTGAGGCCGACCGGCGGCTGCAGGTGCAGAGTGATTTGCCGTGGTGGCTGGTCTGCCGGGGGACGATTCATAAGTTCCGCTGTGTGCCGCATCTCACCGGGCGGCGCTTTGAGCACGGGGTGACGGACTGCTACACGCTGTTCAGGGATGCTTATCATCTGGCGGGGATTGAGATGCCGGATTTTCATCGCGGGGATGACTGGTGGCGTCACGGTCAGAATCTCTATCTGGATAATCTGGAGGCCACAGGGCTGTATCAGGTGCCGTTGTCATCAGCACAACCGGGCGATGTGCTGCTGTGCTGTTTTGGTTCATCGGTGCCGAATCATGCCGCCATTTACTGTGGTGATGGCGAGCTGCTGCACCATATTCCTGAACAACTGAGTAAACGAGAGAGGTATACCGACAAATGGCAGCGACGCACACACTCCCTCTGGCGTCACCGGGCATGGCACGCATCTGCCTTTACGGGGATTTGCAACGATTTGGCCGCCGCATCGACCTTCGTGTGAAAACGGGGGCTGAAGCCATCCGGGCGCTGGCCACACAGCTCCCGGCGTTTCGTCAGAAACTGAGCGACGGCTGGTATCAGGTACGGATTTCCGGGCGGGACGTCAGCACGTCCGGATTGACGGCGCAGTTACATGAGACTCTGCCTGACGGCGCTGTGATTCATATTGTTCCCAGAGTCGCCGGGGCCAAGTCAGGGGGCGTATTCCAGATTGTTCTGGGGGCTGCCGCCATTGCCGGATCATTCTTTACTGCCGGAGCCACCCTTGCAGCATGGGGGGCAGCCATTGGGGCCGGTGGTATGACCAGTATCCTGTTTTCTCTCGGTGCCAGTATGGTACTTGGTGGTGTGGCGCAGATGCTGGCACCGAAAGCCAGAACTCCCCGTACACAGACAACGGATAACGGTAAGCAGAACACCTATTTCTCCTCACTGGATAACATGGTTGCCCAGGGCAATGTTCTGCCTGTTCTGTACGGGGAAATGCGCGTGGGGTCGCGGGTGGCTTCTCAGGAGATCAGCACGGCAGACGAGGGGGACGGTGGTCAGGTTGTGGTGATTGGTCGTTGATGAAAAACGTTTTATGTGAAACCGCCTCAGGGCGGTTTTGTCGTTTCTGGAGCGTGAGGAATGGGTAAAGGCAGCAGTAAGGGGCATACCCCGCGCGAAGCGAAGGACAACCTGAAATCATCCCAGATGCTGAGCGTGATAGACGCCATCAGTGAAGGGCCGATTGAAGGTCCGGTGGACGGATTAAAAAGTGTGCTGCTGAACAGTACGCCAGTGCTGGACAGTGAGGGGAATACCAATATCTCCGGCGTCACGGTGGTGTTCCGGGCAGGTGAGCAGGAGCAGACACCGCCGGAGGGATTTGAATCCTCCGGCTCCGAGACGGTGCTGGGTACGGAAGTGAAGTACGACACGCCGATTACCCGGACCATCACGTCTGCAAACATCGACCGTCTGCGCTTTACCTTCGGTGTGCAGGCACTGGTGGAAACCACCTCAAAGGGGGACCGGAATCCGTCGGAAGTCCGCCTGCTGGTTCAGATACAGCGTAACGGTGGCTGGGTGACGGAAAAAGACATCACCATTAAAGGCAAAACCACCTCGCAGTATCTGGCCTCGGTGGTGGTGGATAACCTGCCGCCGCGCCCGTTCAACATCCGGATGCGCAGGATGACGCCGGACAGCACCACAGACCAGCTGCAGAACAAAACGCTCTGGTCGTCATACACCGAAATCATCGATGTGAAACAGTGCTACCCGAACACGGCACTGGTCGGCGTGCAGGTGGACTCGGAGCAGTTCGGCAGCCAGCAGGTGAGCCGTAATTATCATCTTCGCGGGCGCATTCTGCAGGTGCCGTCGAACTATAACCCGCAGACGCGGCAATACAGCGGTATCTGGGACGGAACGTTTAAGCCGGCATACAGCAACAACCCGGCCTGGTGTCTGTGGGATATGCTGACCCACCCGCGCTACGGCATGGGGAAACGTCTTGGTGCGGCGGATGTGGATAAATGGGCGCTGTATGTCATCGGCCAGTACTGCGACCAGTCAGTGCCGGACGGTTTTGGCGGCACGGAGCCGCGCATCACCTGTAATGCCTGGCTGACCACGCAGCGTAAGGCGTGGGATGTGCTCAGTGATTTCTGCTCGGCGATGCGCTGTATGCCGGTATGGAACGGGCAGACGCTGACGTTCGTGCAGGACCGACCGTCGGATAAGGTGTGGACCTATAACCGCAGTAATGTGGTGATGCCGGATGATGGCGCGCCGTTCCGCTACAGCTTCAGCGCCCTGAAAGACCGCCATAATGCCGTTGAGGTGAACTGGATTGACCCGGATAACGGCTGGGAGACGGCAACAGAGCTTGTGGAGGACTCGCAGGCCATTGCCCGTTACGGTCGTAACGTCACGAAGATGGATGCGTTTGGCTGTACCAGTCGGGGGCAGGCGCACCGAGCCGGGCTGTGGCTGATTAAAACAGAACTGCTGGAAACGCAGACCGTGGACTTCAGCGTGGGTGCCGAAGGGCTTCGCCATGTGCCGGGCGATGTCATTGAAATCTGTGATGATGACTATGCCGGTATCAGCACCGGCGGGCGCGTGCTGGCGGTAAACAGCCAGACCCGGACGCTGACGCTCGACCGTGAAATCACGCTGCCATCCTCCGGTACCACGCTGATAAGCCTGGTTGACGGAAGTGGCAATCCGGTCAGCGTGGAGGTTCAGTCCGTCACCGACGGCGTGAAGGTGAAAGTGAGCCGTGTTCCTGACGGCGTTGCTGAATACAGCGTGTGGGGGCTGAAGCTGCCGACGCTGCGCCAGCGCCTGTTCCGCTGCGTGAGTATCCGTGAGAACGACGACGGCACGTATGCCATCACCGCCGTGCAGCATGTACCGGAAAAAGAAGCCATCGTGGATAACGGGGCGCACTTTGACGGCGACCAGAGCGGCACGGTGAATGGTGTCACGCCGCCAGCGGTGCAGCACCTGACCGCAGAAGTCACCGCAGACAGTGGGGAATACCAGGTGCTGGCGCGATGGGACACACCGAAGGTGGTGAAGGGCGTGAGCTTCCTGCTCCGTCTGACCGTAACAGCGGACGACGGCAGTGAGCGGCTGGTCAGCACGGCCCGGACGACGGAAACCACATACCGCTTCACGCAACTGGCGCTGGGGAACTACAGGCTGACAGTCCGGGCGGTAAATGCCCGGGGGCAGCAGGGTGATCCGGCGTCGGTATCGTTCCGGATTGCCGCACCGGCAGCACCGTCGAGGATTGAGCTGACGCCGGGCTATTTTCAGATAACCGCCACGCCGCATCTTGCTGTTTATGATCCGACGGTACAGTTTGAGTTCTGGTTCTCGGAAAAGCGGATTACCGATATCAGGCAGGTTGAAACCACAGCCCGCTATCTTGGTACGGCGCTGTACTGGATAGCCGCCAGTATCAATATCAAACCGGGCCATGATTATTATTTTTACGTTCGCAGTGTGAACACCGTTGGCAAATCGGCATTCGTGGAGGCTGTCGGTCGGGCGAGCGATGATGCATCCGGCTATCTGGATTTTTTCAAAGGCGAGATAGGGAAAACCCATCTGGCTCAGGAGCTGTGGACGCAGATTGATAACGGTCAGCTTGCGCCTGACCTGGCTGAAATCAGGACGTCCATTACGGATGTCAGCAATGAAATCACGCAGACCGTCAATAAGAAACTGGAAGACCAGAGTGCGGCAATTCAGCAGATACAGAAGGTTCAGGTTGATACAAATAATAACCTGAACAGCATGTGGGCTGTGAAGCTGCAGCAGATGCAGGACGGACGCCTTTATATCGCGGGTATTGGTGCCGGTATTGAGAACACCCCTGACGGCATGCAGAGTCAGGTGCTGCTGGCGGCGGACAGGATTGCGATGGTTAATCCTGCGAATGGCAACACAAAACCGATGTTTGTTGGTCAGGGTGATCAGATATTCATGAACGACGTGTTCCTGAAACGCCTGACGGCCCCCACCATTACCAGCGGTGGAAATCCACCGGCATTTTCCCTGACACCGGACGGGCGACTGACGGCGAAAAATGCGGATATCAGTGGCAGTGTGAATGCGAACGCCGGGACGCTCAACAATGTCACGATAAATGAAAACTGTCGGGTTCTGGGAAAACTGTCTGCGAACCAGATTGAAGGCGATCTCGTTAAAACAGTGGGCAAAGCTTTCCCCCGGGACTCCCGTGCACCGGAGCGGTGGCCATCAGGGACCATTACCGTCAGGGTTTATGACGATCAGCCGTTTGACCGGCAGATTGTTATTCCCGCGGTGGCGTTTCGTGGCGCTAAACATGAGCGGGAGAATAACGATATTTATTCGTCATGCCGCCTGATAGTGAAGAAAAACGGTGCTGAAATTTATAACCGTACCGCGCTGGATAATACGCTGGTTTATACAGGTGTTATTGATATGCCTGCTGGTCGCGGTCACATGACGCTGGAGTTTTCGGTATCAGCGTGGCTGGTAAATGACTGGTATCCCACAGCCAGTATCAGTGATTTGCTGGTTGTGGTGATGAAGAAATCCACCGCAGGCATCAGTATCAGCTGAATTTTATAACCCATATACGGGCGCCAGAAATGGCGCCTTTTTTATTGCAGAAAAGCGAGAGGTAATTATGCGTAAAGTTTGTGCAGCCATTTTGTCCGCAGCCATCTGTCTGGCCGTATCCGGTGCGCCTGCATGGGCGTCTGAGCATCAGTCCACGCTGAGCGCGGGGTATCTTCATGCCCGGACGAACGTTCCCGGCAGTGATGATCTGAACGGGATTAACGTGAAATACCGTTATGAGTTTACGGACACACTGGGGATGGTGACGTCGTTCAGCTATGCAGGAGACAAGAATCGCCAGATTACCCGTTACAGCGATACCCGCTGGCATGAAGATTCCGTTCGTAACCGCTGGTTCAGCGTAATGGCGGGGCCGTCTGTGCGCGTGAATGAATGGTTCAGCGCGTATGCGATGGCGGGTGTGGCTTACAGCCGTGTGTCGACTTTCTCCGGGGATTATCTCCGCGTAACTGACAACAAGGGGAAAAAGCACGATGTGCTGACCGGAAGTGATGACGGTCGCCACAGCAACACGTCTCTGGCGTGGGGAGCTGGCGTGCAGTTTAACCCGACCGAATCCGTGGCCATTGATGTCGCTTATGAAGGCTCCGGCAGTGGTGACTGGCGCACTGACGGGTTCATCGTGGGTGTTGGTTATAAATTCTGATTAGCCAGGTAACACAGTGTTATGACAGCCCGCCGGTTCAGGCGGGCTTTTTTGTGGGGTGAATATGGCAGTAAAAATTTCAGGTGTACTGAAAGACGGCACAGGAAAACCGGTACAGAACTGCACAATCCAGCTGAAAGCAAAACGTAACAGTACCACGGTGGTGGTGAACACGCTGGCATCTGAAAATCCGGATGAAGCCGGGCGTTACAGTATGGACGTTGAGTACGGTCAGTACAGCGTTATTCTGTTGGTGGAAGGATTCCCGCCGTCACATGCCGGGACCATCACAGTGTATGAAGATTCCCGACCCGGTACGCTGAATGATTTTCTCGGTGCCATGACGGAGGATGATGCCCGTCCGGAGGCACTGCGCCGCTTTGAACTGATGGTGGAAGAGGTGGCGCGTAACGCGTCCGCAGTGGCGCAGAACACAGCAGCCGCGAAGAAGTCAGCCAGCGATGCCGGCACATCAGCCCGTGAGGCGGCAACCCGTGCGACTGATGCTGCAGGCTCAGCACGTGCAGCCAGCACGTCAGCCGGACAGGCCGCGTCGTCGGCTCAGTCAGCGTCTTCCAGCGCAGGAACGGCATCAACAAAGGCCACTGAAGCATCAAAAAGTGCTGCCGCCGCAGAGTCTTCAAAAAGCGCGGCAGCTACCAGTGCCAGTGCCGCGAAAACGTCAGAAACGAATGCGGCAGCGTCACAACAATCAGCAGCCACTTCTGCATCCACCGCGACCACGAAAGCGTCAGAAGCTGCCACCTCAGCCCGGGATGCGTCAGCTTCAAAAGAGGCGGCAAAATCATCAGAAACGAGCGCAGCCTCGAGCGCCAGCAGCGCAGCTTCCTCGGCAACGGCGACAGCAAATTCTGCGAAGGCGGCCAAAACGTCCGAGACGAACGCCAGGTCTTCTGAAACGGCAGCGGGACAGAGTGCCTCAGCTGCGGCAGGCTCAAAAACAGCGGCTGCGTCGTCTGCCAGCGCCGCGTCAACAAGTGCCGGGCAGGCCTCAGCCAGTGCCACCGCTGCCGGAAAGTCGGCAGAAAGTGCCGCATCGTCTGCTTCAACAGCCACAACGAAGGCTGGCGAAGCCACTGAACAGGCCAGCGCAGCAGCGAGGTCTGCTTCCGCAGCGAAGACATCCGAAACGAACGCGAAAGCGTCGGAAACCAGCGCAGAATCCTCAAAAACGGCTGCCGCATCGTCCGCCAGTTCGGCGGCGTCATCGGCATCATCGGCGTCTGCTTCAAAAGATGAGGCGACCAGACAGGCGTCAGCAGCGAAGAGCAGCGCCACGACGGCATCCACGAAGGCGACAGAGGCTGCTGGCAGTGCGACAGCGGCAGCACAGAGCAAAAGTACGGCAGAATCCGCAGCAACGCGCGCTGAAACAGCGGCAAAACGGGCAGAGGATATTGCATCCGCCGTGGCGCTTGAGGATGCGAGCACGACGAAAAAGGGGATAGTACAGCTCAGCAGTGCGACCAACAGTACGTCTGAAACGCTGGCGGCAACGCCAAAGGCAGTAAAAGCAGCCTATGACAATGCAGAGAAACGTCTGCAGAAAGACCAGAACGGCGCTGATATACCCGATAAGGTACGCTTCCTGAACAACATTAACGCGGTCAGTAAAACAGACTTTGCTGATAAGCGTGGTATGCGTTATGTGCGGGTTAACGCTCCTGCAGGTGCAACATCTGGAAAATATTACCCTGTTGTTGTTATGCGTTCTGCTGGCTCAGTAAGCGAACTGGCATCAAGGGTCATTATCACCACGGCAACGCGAACCGCAGGCGATCCGATGAATAACTGCGAGTTTAACGGATTTGTTATGCCTGGTGGCTGGACTGACAGGGGGCGTTATGCTTATGGAATGTTCTGGCAATATCAAAACAATGAACGAGCCATCCACTCAATAATGATGAGTAATAAGGGCGATGATTTGCGCTCTGTGTTCTATGTTGATGGCGCTGCTTTCCCTGTTTTTGCGTTCATCGAAGATGGCCTGTCAATATCCGCACCTGGTGCTGATCTCGTTGTTAATGATACGACCTATAAGTTTGGGGCAACAAATCCAGCGACTGAATGTATCGCGGCGGACGTTATCCTTGATTTTAAGAGTGGGCGTGGTTTTTATGAGTCCCATTCGTTAATCGTTAACGATAACTTGTCGTGCAAAAAACTTTTTGCCACAGACGAAATTGTAGCGCGTGGTGGTAATCAGATTCGAATGATAGGTGGGGAGTATGGTGCATTATGGCGTAATGATGGCGCTAAAACTTACCTGCTGCTTACCAATCAAGGTGATGTTTATGGTGGATGGAATACATTAAGACCGTTTGTTATTGATAACGCAACCGGCGAACTGGTTATTGGAACCAAACTGTCTGCAAGTCTGAACGGTAACGCATTGACAGCAACAAAGCTGCAAACGCCAAGACTGGTTTCTGGTGTTGAGTTTGATGGTTCCAGAGATATTACTTTAACCGCCGCGCATGTGGCTGCTTTTGCCAGAAGGGCAACGGATACATATGCCGATGCGGATGGTGGCGTTCCCTGGAATGCCGAATCAGGCGCTTACAATGTCACCCGCTCTGGCGACACCTATATTCTGGTTAACTTCTATACCGGAGTCGGAAGTTGCCGGACATTGCAGATGAAGGCGAATTACAGAAATGGTGGTCTGTTCTACCGTTCTTCAAGAGACGATTATGGTTTTGAAGAAGACTGGGCAGAAGTTTATACCTCGAAAAATCTTCCACCAGAAAGCTACCCAGTCGGCGCACCAATCCCGTGGCCATCAGATACCGTTCCGTCTGGCTATGCCCTGATGCAGGGGCAGGCTTTTGACAAATCTGCTTACCCGAAACTCGCAGCCGCTTATCCGTCAGGCGTGATCCCTGATATGCGTGGCTGGACGATTAAGGGCAAACCTGCCAGTGGTCGTGCCGTATTGTCTCAGGAACAGGACGGCATTAAATCGCACACCCACAGCGCCAGCGCATCCAGTACGGATTTGGGGACGAAAACCACATCGTCGTTTGATTACGGCACTAAATCCACGAATAACACCGGGGCGCATACGCACAGTCTGAGTGGCTCTACGGGGTCTGCCGGTGCTCATACTCATGGTAATGGTATTCGTTGGCCAGGAGGCGGCGGTTCTGCGTTAGCATTTTATGATGGCGGTGGGTTCACTTATGTCCAGGATTCACAGTATCAAGTAAGCCCGGGGACTTCTTCCAGTAGATCGTATTATCAACGTATTCAGACACAGTCAGCAGGTGCTCATACCCACTCGCTGTCTGGTACTGCAGCAAGTTCTGGCGCACATGCACATACTGTAGGTATTGGTGCGCATACGCACTCGGTTGCGATTGGCTCACATGGACACACCATCACCGTTAACGCTGCTGGTAACGCGGAAAACACCGTCAAAAACATCGCATTTAACTATATTGTGAGGCTTGCATAATGGCATTCAGAATGAGTGAACAAGCACGGACCATAAAAATTTATAATCTGTTGTCCGGAACTAATGAATTTATTGGTGACGGTGACGCATATATTCCGCCTCATACAGGTCTGCCAGCAAACAGTACCGATATTGCACCACCAGATATTCCGGCAGGCTTCGTGGCTGTTTTCAACAGTGATGAGGCATCGTGGCATCTCGTTGAAGACCATCGGGGTAAAACGGTTTATGACGTGGCTTCCGGCGACGCGTTATTTATTTCTGAACTCGGTCCGTTACCGGAAAATGTTACCTGGTTGTCGCCGGGAGGGGAATATCAGAAGTGGAACGGCACAGCCTGGGTGAAGGATACGGAAGCAGAAAAACTGTTCCGGATCCGGGAGGCAGAAGAAACAAAAAACAGCCTGATGCAGGTAGCCAGTGAGCATATTGCGCCACTTCAGGATGCTGTAGATCTGGAAATCGCAACGGAGGAAGAAACCTTGTTGCTGGAAGCCTGGAAAAAGTATCGGGTGTTGCTGAACCGTGTTGATACATCAACTGCACCGGATATTGAATGGCCAGTAGCACCTATAGGGTAA